CGTCACAGACTTCTACAGGTATGTCTACAGCTTCAGCAGAATCACTAGGTGATGGTGCTGGAAACCATTTTGCTGAAATGGCATTCTCAATCGAGAAAGCTACAGTGACAGCAAAGTCAAGAGCACTAAAAGCGGAATATTCATTAGAACTTGCACAAGACCTTAAAGCAATCCACGGCCTTGATGCAGAATCAGAACTTGCAAATATATTATCATCAGAAATATTAGCAGAAATCAACAGAGAAGTTGTAAGAAGTGTTAACAACCAAGCTAAAACAGGTGCGTCAGCAACTGCAGTTGGTGGAACATTTAACTTAGACGTTGATGCTAACGGAAGATGGTCTGTAGAAAAGTTCAAAGGACTATTGTTCCAAATCGAAAGAGAATCAAATGTTATTGCTAAAGAAACAAGAAGGGGTAAAGGAAACTTTATTCTATGTTCTTCAGACGTAGCTTCAGCATTGTCAATGGCTGGTGTATTAGATTACGCACCTGCTCTTTCAACCAACTTAAACGTTGATGATACTGGTAATACTTTTGCTGGTGTATTAAACGGAAGAGTTAAAGTATACGTTGACCCATATGCTGGTTCAGACTACTTAACAGTTGGTTATAGAGGTTCAAACCCTTATGACGCTGGTTTATTCTATTGCCCTTACGTTCCATTACAAATGGTTCGTGCAGTTGGTGAGAATACGTTCCAACCAAAAATCGGTTTCAAAACTAGATATGGTATGGTGTCAAATCCTTTTGTCGGTGCTACACCTTCAGACGGACTTGCTTCAGCAGGAACAAACCAATACTACAGAAAATTTGCAGTGTCAAACATTCTGTAAGACGAAAGTCTCATTCCTTAATTGGAATACTAAAAAGGTCTCTTACGAGACCTTTTTTTTTGTTTAATGACTTCAATCGTTCAATGTCTAGGGAATACCCTATTCTTTACAGCGTGTCCTTCTAGTGAGGCCTTACCCCAATTTTATCTAGGTGCATAGCTCGGCACCATAAAGAAATTCGTTTACCACACTATTCCAATTCGTCAAAAATTTCAAGTGCTTCTCTGTTCGGTTTCTATCCACACCTCACGATTATATGCCACGTCTTAATTGACTTTAACAGTGTGGAACACCTTTTCTATACGGAACAACCTCTCACAACCATCTTACTTCCGTCTCGATTTCCTACTTTATTAGTATACTAAAAATATATATGCATTGTCAAGCACTATAAATACAAGGTACAATACAGTACATTACACATACACACACAGGAGGAAATTATGTCAAATGGAAAATCAGGTTATGAAATACGAGCCGACTTACTAAGTATGGCTCAGTCTATACTAATAGAAAACTTACAAAGGAAAAACGATGCGGTTTACACCCACAACGATAATCACCCTGATGATAAGAAACCATTACTTACTACATCAATCAATGCACAGGATATTATTGCCGTTGCATCTGAATTGAATGAGTTTGTTAATGAAAAATAACTATAAATAGTATTGTGGGGTGGAATTATTCACCCCCTTTAGAAGGAATAAATTATGTCAGAATATGCAAAAACAGTGAAAGTGTTAGAAGGCCCTTGGGAGAAAAGTGCATTCCCAAATGGTATAGAAACAACAGACGTTATCAGTAGAACCATATCTACACGATACATTAAAGAAGGATACCTTTGTGAAGAGGTAGTTCAAAGAGAATATCGTGGTGATGATTATCAAGATACCACAACGTCAAAAAGGATTATAAAACTTGACTGAAATTAACAAATCAATTCTTAATAAGAATAATTTTAGATTACTAATTGACAAAGTTCCAGCAGTGGAATACTATGTTCAATCAGTTAATATCCCAGGCTTATCATTTACAGAGACAGTAAGTGCAGCGGGTGTAGGATTAGATGCATTTTTCCCAGGCGATAAAGTGTCATTTGAATCCTTAAGTGTATCATTCTTAGTAGACGAAGACCTTGCAAACTTCAAAGAAATGTATGATTGGATGAATGCAATCGTTCCAGTTTCAGACCCAACTGCCTTTGCAAACTTTACTGGTACGGAAAAGACTGCAACTGGTAATTACAGTGACGTTACTAACGACCTTGCACAATATTCAGACATTACAATAGTGGTCAACACTAATAAAAACATACCAAATAAATTTTTCAGATTCCATGATGCATTCCCTATATCTCTCAGTGGTATAGAATTGCAAAGTGGTTCAGAAACCGACGCTGTTGTTGCAACAGTTGAATTCAGATTTACATATTACGACATAGAATCCACTTCCTAAAATACCATAAATATGGTATAATAGTATATTATGACTTTAGATGAAATTAAACTAGAGTGGGAAAAGGATTGTGAAATTGACGATATCGAACTAGATAAGTCTTCTTTAGAAATCCCTAAACTCCACGCAAAATACCAAGACTTGTTATCCAGTAAGATACTTGTTATGAAACAGTATCAATACAAATATGATACACTTCTAAAGAACAAGTGGTTATGGTATAACGGAAAAATGTCTCAAGAACAAATTCAAGAGTTAGGTTGGTCAGACGACCCATTGGACGGATTAAAAATTATGAAAAACGACTTACAACTGTTCTATAACTCAGACAAAGACATTCAAGAACTGAATGCAAAAATCGAATACTTAAAAGTAACAATAGAATATCTTAAAGAGTGTATGCAAAATATCACTTGGAGACACCAAACGATTAAGAATACAATCGATTGGAGAAAGTTCATGGCAGGTTCATAATGATATATCAAAACTATGTTTGGATTGCAGAAGGATATTTCACCCCAACAGAAGTTGATACTATAATTGCATGTGCAAATAGAAAAGAGTGGGAAGGTGGAAGAGTCGGATTCACAGGTTTTGACCCTGATGGAATAGAAACAATAGACGGAAGTGAAAGAGACGAAATTAGAAGGTCAGAAGTAAAATGGTTACAACATGAAGAATTACCACAACCATTCCATGAAAAACTTGCAAGTGCAGTTGAGTATGCAAGAGGAGATAATCTTTGGAACTGGGATTTAGATTACTTTGAAAACTTTCAATTCACCAAATATGCAGAACAACCTAACAAAAAGAAAGGTGATTTCTATACATGGCATACAGATTCAGGCCCAGTTGGACAAGAACATGGAACAGACGGAAAGGTTCGTAAGTTAAGTTGCACTATTCAATTATCAGACCCCGATGAATATGAAGGTGGTCATTTTGAATGGTTAGAACCTACTGGAACTTTTGATAAGTTACAATTAGGTCAGAACAATATTCTTTTAGATAATATGAAAAAGACTGCACCATTCAGTGCAAAGACAAGAGGTAGTATTATCATATTCCCTTCAGACGTTCACCACCAAGTCACACCAGTCACACGAGGAACTCGAACATCACTAGTAGGGTGGTTAGTAGGTAATCCTTTCAAATAAAATGGAACTATTACGTGCATTCGGGCCTAGAGTTGCGAAGTATAAATTGTCTGAATCAGAATCTAAATCTCTATTAGAAATCTGTAATCCTATGCAAATGGACGCAACTGAAACTCTTGTTGGTTATATCAAAGAAGAAAAGTTTATCGGTGATTCTTTAAGACGAACTGAAGTATTCAATACTCTAAAATCAAATATACAATCATATATCAAAGAAGTCGATAGTGGATACTTTGATAAGGATTCTGATATCGTAATGGATTCTGCATGGTATAATAAACAAATTGCACTAGAGTATAATCCACCACATTGTCATTATCCAATATGTGATATAGTATGTGTTATATTTCCTTCTATACATATAGACGAGAATGCAGAATCATATAAGAACAATAGTAATACAGAACAACAGGGTCAACTCCACCTTACATATGGTGAGGTTGGGTTAAATGGGTTCGGAACTGCACGAGTTGTGGTGGAACCCGAAGAGGGAGATATGTTTGTATTTCCTTCAACACTAATACACTACACTTCTCCAGTTTTAGGAAATAGTGAGAGGTATTCTATATCTTGTAATTGGAAATTTGCTTCACATGGTTAGAGTAGAAAAAATAGACGAAGTCTTTATGAAGGTTCATTGTGATGACGGACTTGCAAGAGACCTATATGATTTCTTTTCATATACAGTTCCAAATGCAAAGTTCATGCCTTCATATAAGAATAAATTTTGGGACGGAAAAGTTCGACTGTTTTCTTTAAAGACACATAAGATTTATATTGGTTTACTTCCATACGTGGACGATTTCTGTAGAGAACGTGGATATGACTTTACTGGTATACAAGACGTTATAGGAGAAAAGGAAAGAGAGAAAGTTAGTCAGTCATGGTTAGCAGATTTAAACCTTCCTTTTGAACCTAGAGATTATCAAATAGATGCATTTAATACTGCAATTCAATACGGAAGACAACTTTTACTTTCACCTACTGCAAGTGGTAAATCCCTTATCATATATTTACTTACAAGATACTACAACAAGA